CTCTGTGCTGTGGATGTTGAACAACCAAAAATTTCGGCGATACCCTTTAACCCGTAAACAATTCTCTTTTCCGGAGTCTTCTCTAACTTTTGTACCGGCCTTTCACTTTGGAGTATATCCAACAGCTCACCAATTGTTAACTGCCATATAGGTCTATCTCTGTCAATCATACTGCAACGTTGTTAAATTTAATCCTTAATCTTTCTAACAATTCAAAATACTCATCCAATGAAAAGGATTCCATCAGAAAATCAATTTCATTCTTGATCTTGCCACTCTCGTACACTTTGATAAGAAAGTTTTCAAAATCAACTACTACCCGAACGTCTTTATTGATGCAGGTAGTCATCTTACTTTTTCTAAATTTTGTTTCCATGATCTAATTTTTAAAAATTAATACATTGTCGCTCTCAGGATCTTCTTCAAACTCGTTTAGGATGTCCTCTGCTCCAGATAGAACATAAGCGATTGTAGCCAATCTATCAGAAACATTTAAACTTTTGCTCTCCGCTAAGTCAAACAAGGCATTTCTTACCATCTTGATAGTTTCGGTTGCCATTAAAAAACGATCTACTGCTGTTTTCATATCTGTAAATTTTAATTGTTATTCGCGACAAAGATATGCGATAATATTTATATAACAGCCTAATAATCAATTTATTAAGGTCGCTAATGGAGACCAATCCAACAAACAACTGATTATTAAGAATATACACACTCCAGTTTAATAAAGTTTAACTAATATTGTGTGCAAGTCGCTGATACAGGCCTTTTTATTGTTGTCCGCACAGGACAATAATATCAAATGATTATCAGTATTTTACATAAATGTGGCACTGTAGGTGGTACCAATTTATGGGAATCACGGTAATTTTCCTCCCTTTTCGGGCTTGTATATTCGGGGCCAAACTTCATAACAGGGAGAGGCAATAACACCTCTCCACTCATTTTAATAACTTCCGGCCAGCATATCATCAACAAACTTGTTTGAAGCTGCCTGGGTTCCTCCTGTGGCTCCCTGCTGTGGATTCTGCATCACTGCATCAAACTCACGCCATTTAAAGGGTGCGTTTCCTGTCTCAATAAAATAGTCTGTTGGTACCACATCTCCATTTTCATCGTACTCCAGGAAATATTCCATTTGCCCCTGGATGAATAGCTTCACCCCAAATGTAGGATCTACACTCAGATAATTTCCTATTTCATTCATCGCATCGGCCAGCTTTTGAACGGATTCAAACCGCTTGATCTGGTCGGGTGATTCGGCGTAGACTTTGAATGATTCAATAATGGATTCCTCCACTCCATCCCGGATTACTACCTTTCCCTTTTGAATTTCAAAACTACCATTGTAAATGAAGCCGGGCAAATGGCTGTTACTTCTTAGGATTGTATCAACAATACCATCAATAGCTGGTATTTCAATCATCTCCTTTTTGATCGGCAAGCCCTTGAAATCTTCGGCAATCCTGCTTCTTACAAATTCAATAATATAGTCCTCATTCGGCTTCGGTCTTTTTGGCGGGATGCTATAAATATCTGGAATGATCATATTCCCCAGTTCTTCAATAGTAACCGGATCCTTCCCTTTGATGATCTTTGTAACTTCGTTGAAGATCGTTTGTAGATCTGTCAATGATACCTTCAGGTAATTGATCTGCTTAGCTGCTTCACTTTCGTAAAACTTCACCAGTATTTTTTCTTCCATAATTTTCGCTGTTAATAGGTTTACTCTTTGTTAATGTCCTTCATAAGCTGTATGAAATCAGCCTCATCTTTATCAGCCTTCTTTTTCGCCAGCTCTTCCGGATCTTCTGCGGATTCCTTTTTACTCGCTTCCTCTGTTTTGGCGAGAAGTGCATCAAACTTCTCCGACTGTTTCTCTACAAGGTCTAAAAGCCTCTCTACTCTGTCTTCTGTGCTCATAATTTTTTAATTTTGAAATTTATAATTAAACATAATGATAGTTATAAGGAAACCATAATTTATCAAACGTCTGATAATCAGATTAATATTTTTTTACTTTACAAACTGTCAATTTTTAACAATTCACCGATAGTGGAAAAATGTTTAAAAAACTGCTTATTTTGTTTGTTTTGCATCCGTTTTTAGTCTTTTTGGCGTTAAAATGATATTTTTGCGATATACTGTTTCAATTGATAAGCTTACAGTTTTCTACCGAAAATCATCCAGTAATCGCTGAAGCTGTTCGGGTGTCATTGCCTTTGGTTTTGGGTTCAAAACAAACCACATTCGCATCATCAATGCATCGGAATAATCGGGGCTTCTACCGATAAGTTCCTTGATCTTTTCTTTCGGCAAAACTGAAAGCTTGCCATCCTTATCGATGTCTTTCCGCTTCACCTGCTCCAATTCCTGAGTAAGCATGTTCACTGTTTGGATGTCCTGTGTTTTTACATAAACCTCCCCCTTATTGATCATTTCTGCCAACAAGAAATAGCATTGACTTTTCAAGTTTTGATAATTCGGTTTGACTCCATCTTTTTCAATTGGTGATCCACCGTTCAGGAATCCTTTACATTTTACAATATCAACCACCCCGCCACCTACACCATCTTCATCAACAATGATATTTGAAGTGGCTACGTTGTAATAATTTTTCAACCTCTGTATTTCGGCTGCGATTACAGAAATTGGCTGTTTGATCAATGTCATAATGCTTATGCAAACAAAACCCGCCCAAACCATAATTACTGTTTTGTCCTCTCCGAATCGTGCGATATCTGCTGTAATGAAAGTTTCTTTTCCCTCCGGCACCTGTGTTGCTGTGAATAGGTCAACTATTCGGTTATAAGGTATCAGTGTGGCCGGATCATCATCAAACTCCCAATTCCCGAACAATAACCTTTCTTTGCTCACCGTATCAAGCTGTAACAGGTTATCTTTATAATGCTTACTTATGTATGGATTATCAAGTAAAAGCGATTGGATAAATTTGTAATTCTCCGGCAATATCCCCTCTTTATGCGGCTTGTAAAAACGACTATAAAGGAATCCTTTAGCCGGGTTACAAGTGCCAAGCAATTTAGGTATAAGAGAGTATTCGTCAAGTTTATAGCGAATCCTTGACTTTAATACGTTCCAGGCTTTTTCACTGATCTGATTGCACTCATCCACAAAAGCCCCGGTAAGTTCCAGGGACCCCAAGCGGTCAAAATTCGGATCGGATGGGTAAGTAGCCAAATCTTTTAAAAGGATCTCACTATCGTTCACAAACCTCAGGCTCATCTGCTGTTGGTTGAAGTTATAGAATGATGAATCAATACCCTGCATCTTACATACCTCAAAAAACGTGTTCAGTGTTGTTTCTCTGAGCGTTTTCAACTCCGCCCGACCTATGAGCCATCGGCTCCCTTCAAACCGGATGGCAGACTTTAATATCCAGTAGCACCCTAACAAGCTTTTTCCACCTCCGGCACCACCACCAAACAATAGCTCATTGGTAATATTGTCTTCCAGATAGTCAAGGGCTTCACTTTGTTTCTTCGTCAATTCCATAGCGTTTTTCGTTCCAAACAATGTTTATCGATTGATTATTAAACTGTATCTGTTGGTTCAAACCTAACAAACTTGCGATGCTATCAAGCGCTTTCTGTTTATCGTATAATTCGATTTTCACGAATTCCACATCGACAATATCCGGTTCCTCTTTTGTGCCGATATTCCTTTTCAATACCTTAGTGGAAATACTCTTTATGCAAGCTTTCTGCTCTGCTGTAAGGGCTTTAAAATCCTTTAGCTCCACCCAAGTATTATGTAGGTGGGAGATCGAGCTAAAGGCAATCTTCTCGTGTTCTTTCAAAACTCTTAAGGCTGTGATACCTGCCGTTTTCTCTAAGTCGGCTTGTAATGATTGTATGAATTTTTGAACCTCAACAATCCTTAACATTCTGCTCGCTATTGAATGCGCTGTTTTCTGACTATACCCGGCTCTTATTGCTGCCTGTGTACCACACAGATCAATCACATATTCATAACAAAATTTCTCTTGTTTAGCTGTTAATTTACTCATATACACTCATTTATTAATACTCCTTAAACTTTTGCTTTATATCTTATTTAAGAAAATAATTTATTTGCTTTTCTTGCAATAGTAACCGGCCTATATGTTTCTTAACGTAATTATTAATTTTTATTTCCATTGGAATATATTATATCATTAAAATTATGCCCTCTGGCTTCACTACATCGCTAATTTAAGAACATTAACCGCAAACTGGCACAACTACCCACAAAAACAACTAAAGCTTTTAAACGGCTTTAAAATGGCTTGTTGATTTAATAATTATTTCCTACCATTTGAACCGAAAAACCTAAATTTGCAAGTGCTCCGCTTCCATTCCTTACCTCATTCGATATTTGCATTTTCTCGATGGCATCCAATTTCCTGATCACCCCTTTTTTGATAAAAGAGGTGATAAATGGCAACATAACGACGGTAAACGCCAATTTATCGTACATCCTGCTGATTTCTCTTTCAACATTCCTTTCTCCGTTTGCCAACATCTGCCTCAACTCTGGC